AACCGGGACCAATGGACGGCCTCCCACTAAGTTCGCTTAATGGAAGGGAGATACCAAGTGGTCCTCAATTTGTAAGTTACTAACAAAGCAACCCTCTCAAACGCGCCTCCTTTACCACCCAGCGCCTCGTTCTGGGATGCCAGGAGCAAGCTCAACTGACACCCCTCCCGCAGCTGCCCACCCGGCGCAAACCCGAAGGTCTGCGCCAAGTAGGTTTGTTACACTGTTTCTGGGCAAGCACATTCTAGCATAAGCGGTCTCATCCCGACCACTAAGCTCGCGTCGCAGAAGGCCATGCAATGGCCCGAGACCCTACGGACTAGTCTTTCATCTCAACGGGTAGCCTTTACCTCCGGCATTTCTTGAGAACCCGACAACAATCTAGCCAAGTGCAGTCTCAACCTCCTCCATTGGCGCCACGTACCATAACGGGGAGGGAGACTTATCAGCATCAAGATCCTTGATATACTGCTGAAGCTCACCAGTGGGATCGTTGTTGAACCACTGGGAGCGCACTATCCACTGCAAAACGTCCGGCCAAGCCGGATTGTCCCTCATCAACACAGCAAACTGAAGTAAAGCGGCTAACTTACCCTCAGCTATATGCATTAACCTATAGAGACTCTTGGGCCATCCAGTGTACACCATTGCTCCGGACTCGCAGAAAACATGCGAGCAGAAGTCGGCAAAGGGCTGTTCAATCGACAGTTCCCTCACAGGCATACGCAGATACCGAATGATGTCATCGCCATCGCGCGGCTCAACGCTAGCATAAAGCTTGCGAAGCTCAGATGGTTCGCTCAAGGTCCCCTTAATCGGATGACCGAGCTCTTCCATACGCGAATCATTAACACCATCGTCAACACAATCGTCTCCCATAGCAACAACCGCTGACGCTCCAGACATCCAGGACGCATAAACTCGAATCCAGCTATTGCCAGATGAGGTATTGTACGAACCGGACTTCTGTATCCCGGGCACGCTCTGTGCATACATGGTACCATTCGATAGCGACAGAACGGATCGCGACAGCGCCATAGCCCTAACTATGAGGGCCCTGGCATGCTCTGGGCTCGCTTTCAAGAAGAAAGCGCGCCTTTGAGCGTCAGCGATCAGCTCCATGTCGGTCACCGACCAATCCCATCCACTCACGTCAGTAGAGTGCGGATTAGGCACCCTCCGGAGTTTCTCAACCAGGGTCTCAGCCGTTGCGCCCGCCAGACTTTGTCCGGGGCACACAGGCAAGTCCGCCCACACCGCAATCTCGGCCTTGTTGAGGTGCTGGTTAAGCACTCTTTCAACAAGTTGATCGCAGAGGGACACTGACATAATCAGTCTGAATTTCTTCTCACGGATTTTCTTCGATGAGTGTGGCTCATTCTTTACAAATAAGCGGATGGGATCGCAGTATCCACGCTGCACAAGCTCCTCAGGCGACATCATGCGAATCGTGTGAGGATCCGCAGATATCAAAAGCCTGAGGCGAGCGATTACCGCATTGAATAACAGTCTTGAAGCGTCTTGATTGTTGAGGACATCACCATTCGATATGCCAAAAGTAGACCACGGTACTCCCGGTGAGGAGTCAGATTTTACTTCAGGCACAATCTCATCGAAAATCCCAGAAGCTTGCGCGACAGGGCAACCAGATCCAAGCCATACCGAAACAGCCGAGCCTCTCGCGAGTTGTTGTCTGCAAGATTCTCTGGCTTGCTCTGGAGCAAGGCGGTCGCCAACCGATCCACGGAGGCTTGAAGTTCTTTCACTGCCTCGGGCCCAGGCGAAATGCTCTGCTGCACGCGCGTGTTGAGCGCGGAGTCCGGCTTTCCCCCATGAGTCTTCGCGGTCGGTCCTCGCGGTTGCTTGTTGTCTGAGACTTTCGAGTTCTGCTGTGGAACCTCGGACGGGCCATGCATATCCTGCGACTTCTTTGAAGGCTTGCGACGCCTCCTGCGCTTCTTCGCTGGTTTGCTTGGCTCTTCCGGAGTCGGTAAAACGGCAGGCTGTGTAGCCGGCTGCTCTAAAACCTTTTGGGTCACCTTCTCCGTCCGTGGTCCTCCACCGGTAGTTGCCTGCTCGGACAACTGCTGAAAGGGCTCCCCCGGTGCTGCCGGAAGCCCCTTGCCGTTTCCCTGACGCATGCGCTGATCCAGGAGCTCAGTGTTGGACAAGCCACCACCGGCTCCACCGGAACGCGTAGGCGAAAGAGATCGTGCACCCGATCGAGATTGCTGGAGGCTGGCCACACGCTGAGCGCGCGTGAGCCGCGTATCCAACGCAGGTTGCCCAGCAGCGTTAGCCTCCGCCTCGGCGAGGGCCTCGGCTTGCTGGGCGGCATCAGAATCCGCTAGGACCTGATGCACCTGCTGCATCTTAAGCGAGGTTTGTGGATTTGGATTCATTTCAATGCCCGGGTCGTATCGCGATGCGTTAAACACCACGGTACCAAGCTCCTCGTCATCCTCAGCCATCTCATGCCAAGGGCGGCCCTTGAGCCGCGTCTCCGACATGAGAGTGGGATCCGTCCAGAAGTTCCCAGTCTCCTTGGCGTGTCTGAGTTGTCTCTTTGTTCCTCTCACAGAGTATGCCAACTCCTCATAGTCGCTCTCCGGATTGCCCTCAGCGTAATAGTTGTCGCTAAAGCCAAAATTGAAGGACTCCATAGAGGAAAGAAAGCCGGCGACATAGCGTCCACGGTTGCGACCGCGGGGGTCGGCAGTGTCGTGTCCGCAATGAACGCCTACAATCTTGCCAGTGGTCGTAATCAGGGGGGACCCCGACCAACCCTTCTGGGTCGACGCATTGTGAAAGAATTTGAAGCCAGGCTGCGGTTCAACGAAGCCAGCCGAGGAGGCGATTTTATCGCCAACGCCCGGCCCGTACACCCGGGCGTACGTGCGGGCACCCTCCTTTGGCAATGCCATGAAGGGCTTAGCTGAAACTCCAAGCACAGACCAAAACCTGTTGGGAATGTTAATAACTGCAAAGTCAGCATCAACACTGCCTACAACGATTTCTGACTCCGGATCAACGCAGACGGAGCGTCCACGGAACATCAATTTCGGGCATAAGGTTGAAGAAAGAAGCTCCCAGACATGCATGGCTGTTAACAGTCCGGTAGTTCCATCCTCCAACTTAACCCGAGAACCCATGCCAACACAATGGTCTTCGATCCACAGAGACACGACGGACGTTTCCGTCCACTTGTCTATGGAGACACCACTAAAAGGCTGGGCTGATTCCAATCCATGTTCCAGTACCGTGGCTCGATTGCGTGCAGCAACAAGCACAGAGTCAATGGCCGGAGCCCTAACTTTGAGCCCCTCGGCTTCGCACAAAATATACGGGCCTTGGGTGTCGTACAGCACGTTTCCCTCGACGTCACGATACGGAACGAAACAAAGCGTCTCTGGTGTGAGTCGCCATGCTCCAAACCAATCACGAATTCTTTCACAAAACCCGAGCTTGCCCAATCCATCGATCCAGCGGAAGGGCAAGTCGTCCTTCAATCGCCAAGCGAGGCGAAGAAGAATCAGCATCATACCTAGGTAGTAAAAGAAAATGATATGCGCAGTGACAAACCCGGAAAAACGCTGCAATGCGTAGTCATTCACAACACGTACGTAGTGCCATCCATCGCTCAACATGTCAGTGAAGACACGAAGCTCAAGCGGATAGGCAAACGACAACGCGTATGTACGATTAGGCAAAGCGTTCCAGAACTTATCAAACGCAGTCATATTCGTGCGGTTGTCTGTCAAATTCTTAGCGAAGCTCTTCCGGCTGCCCCGAAAGACAGGCCGGTGACACATGACGCCAGGTTTGTCAGACGTCAACACTTTTCCGCAAACAAGACCATCGTTTCCCGACGGCATCGTAAGTGGGAAGCCGTCTTCAAAAGAATAGACGACCTCACCAAAAGCGGCCTCAATGATCAACGCTACGAAAGCATAAATCGGGAGGCTCTT